TTGGGCGTAATGTATTGATTGAAAAAGATCATGGACAAGTAGCATCAACTAAAGATGGTGTTACTGTTGCTAAAACCATTACTTTAGAAGATCCAATTGAAAACATGACTGCAACTGTAATTAAACAAGCAGCACAAAAAACAGTTGATCAAGCAGGTGATGGAACCACTACTTCAACTCTACTAGCATGGTCTGTTGCTGACCAAGCACTTGAGGCAACATCAAAACCATCAGTTAATGTTACTCAAGTAAAACGTGGTATTGAAGAAGCAGTTAAGGATGTAGTATCTGAATTGAGAGCATCATCTGTAGATATCACTGATGAAAAGCAAATTAAACAAATTGCTACACTCTCAGCTAATGGGGATGAGGAAATTGGAGAATTAGTTGCTACAGCAATTGATAAAGTAGGAAGAGATGGTATTGTAACAGTGGAAGAATCTCGTTCAGGTGAAACATCACTTGAAGTAGTAGAAGGTCTTCAGTTTGATAGAGGTTATAAATCACCTTATATGGTGACTGATAATAATACAATGCAAGCAGTACTTACTGATGCCTCTATTTTATTGTTTGATGGTAGAATTAGCGCTGTAAAAGATCTCCTCCCTATCCTCGAACGCATTTCCTCAGATAATAAGTCGTTATTGATTGTAGCTGAAGATATTGATGGTGAAGCACTTTCAACACTCATTGTAAATAAAATGAGAGGTATTTTAAAAGTGGTAGCTGTCAAAGCACCTGACTTTGGAGATCGTAGAACACTTATCCTTGAAGATATTGCTATTGTAACTGGTGGTACTTTGGTTTCACCACAAAAAGGAATGAAACTGGATAAGTTTAATATGTCCTGGTTAGGTAGTGCTAGAACAATCACTGTAGGTAAAGATACTACTACAATTGTTGATGGTAAAGGTGAAACTGAGAAAATAGATGCTCGCATTGATGAATTAAAAGCTCAAATCGATCAAGCAAATTCACCATACGAAATCGAGCGTTTACAAGATCGCCTTGCTAAGATTGTAGGTGGTGTAGCTATTATCAATGTAGGTGGAGGTACTGAAGTAGAAATGAAGGAAAGAAAAGACCGCATTGACGATGCTCTCCAAGCAACTAAAGCAGCACTTGAAGAGGGTATCTTACCAGGTGCAGGTATGGCTCTATTTAATGCTAAAAATGTAATTAAAAATAGAGATAACAGTGATTTTGGATTGGGAGGTCAAATTGTATTTAAAGCATGTAACCAACCCCTCCAAAAAATTCTAACTAATGCTGGTGAAGACTATTATGAGTGGATCCAAGCGCTAAAAGAAAAAAACGCTGTTCCTGACATCAACGAGGAAAGAACAGTAGATGCTTTCAAATCAGGTATTATCGATCCTACTAAAGTAGTACGTTGTGCACTTGAAAACGCAGCAGCAGCTGCGGTTACACTCCTAATGACAGAATGTGTTATCCATGATAAACCAGCTGAGAAAAAGAAAGATGAGGTTGATTTGTCACAATTTGGAATGTAATTTAAAACAAAATAATAGTTATGAAGCAACACTCTCTCTGGATTGAGAAATATAGATCAGAAACATTAGAACAATACATCGGAAATGATGCGGTTAAAAACCGCATCTCCGATTGTATATCTAAAAACGATATACCCCATTTCATCTTCACCGGTACAGCAGGTACAGGTAAAACCACACTAGCAAAATTAATTGTTAAAAACATTAAATGTGATTATCTTTACATTAATGCTAGTGATGAAAATGGTATTGATATTATTAGAGATAAAGTAAAACAATTTGCCTCCACATCAACATTCCAACCGCTTAAGGTTGTCATTCTAGATGAGGCTGATTTCTTAACTCAGCCCGCACAAGCAGCGCTTCGTAATCTAATTGAAGAGTATTCAATCACAACTCGCTTTGTACTTACTTGTAATTACATTGAACGTTTGATTGAGCCTCTTCAATCACGCTGTGAAATTCATATTCTAAAACCACCATCTAAAGGTGATGTTGCAAGGCATGTTTGCACTAATATCCTTGATGTTGAAGGTATAGTATATGATCTTCAAAATGTAGCATTACTAGTTAAGGAATTTTATCCTGATGTTCGTTCAATTATTAAGAATTTACAAGCAGGTGTTAAAGATGGGAAATATGAATGGGTTGCTCTTAATGTAGACTGGACTAAACAACTAATTCAAATATTGAAAAAACGCGATAAAGATGCTTGGTATCAAGCTCGCCAACTTGTAGCTGACGCGCAAGTAGACGATTTTCAAGTTGCTTATCGCTATATGTTTGAGCAATTATCTGAATTTAGTTATGGTCACGATGCTGAATTATCAGTTATATTAGATGACCATATTTGGAGAGCAGGTGTAGTACCAGATAAAGAAATTAACTTTGCAGCTGCAATAGCAAAAATATTAGAAATAACTAAAAAACAAGTAATATGATAACAAAAGAAGAGTTATTAGAAAATGTTGATAAGTATTACGAAGAATTTATAAGCAAATATCAAGCTGATAAAGCTGAATTAATTGCTTTACTTTCTCCAAAGGCTGCAAAAGCAGCAGAACTATTCGAACCGAAAAGTAAAGAAGAATGGTTAGAAGATGAATTAAAAAAATACTAAAAAACAAGTAATATGAGTCAAGAACAAATGAATCTAAATATCACATTAGATAAAACTACAGGAATGTCGTGTGATGAATGCAGTAATGAAATATTTCAAGAAGGGGTAATGCTTCGCAAAGCCTCTCGCTTTATCACAGGTACAGCACAGGATGCTATGATTCCAATTCCTGTATTTGTTTGTAGTAAGTGTGGCCATGTAAATGAAGAATTTATTCCTTTGCAATTAAGAAATAATGCTGAAAATATTTAATAGATATAAAATGAAAGCAAACGAGCTACAACAAGAAAATAGTGCTTTAAAAGCCCAAATAATGGGACTAGCCGAAACTTTAAAAGCATCAGATGAAAAAATTAAATTTCTAGAAACTGAACTCCAAGGTTTATTTAAAAAATACCTAGATTTAAAGTCAGAATTAGATCATTATATTATGTTAACTAATACTGCTAATAAAAATCAAAACGACTCAAGATATTACTAATGAATATATTTGACCATCTTAAAAATATTACAACTAATAAGGGACCATACTTAGGAGATGAAGGTTGGAATAACTGGATGATCAATCGTTATTTAAGTATGGATCCTGATTATTGTGAAGTGGTTAATATAGTACAAAAGAATACTTGGCAGATGAAAGGTGAGTATCTTTATAATCTATATAAAGATCTTATTCCAAAACAGTATAAGTATCTTAAATATATTAAAGCTAAGAACAAAAAGGAATATAAAGTAGATCAAGTAGAAGCAGTAGCCACTTATTATGAAATAAGTAAAAGTGAAGCTAAGGAATATATTGATATGCTTTCTAAAGATGAATTAGAAAATATTATAAACCAAATCAATGGATAAACTAGACTCAATTGTCACTTCAATTATAGATCAGTTTGCTGTTCGTGCTGCTAAAGGTAAAGCAAAATATGGTGTTGATTTAGATCGTACCGATTTAACTTTAATAGAGTGGATTGAACACGCTAAACAAGAACATATGGATGCTATCCTATACCTAGAAAAAATAAAACAAGAATACATAAGTGGCAGCCAAGAAAAAGTTATCTGAGGTCGAGCTAAAAATCAAAAATTACCAACCGCCAGAAATAAATCATAGTTTCCAGCGTAGCGTCTCATACTCTCAATTCTCAATGTGGAGTTCATGCCCTCACAACTGGTATTTAACCTATGTAGAGAATAAACAGCCGTACCAAGCTAGTATTCATACCGTGTTTGGTACGGCTTTTCATGAAACACTTCAATCATATATTACTACAATGTATAATGAGAGTGGAGCATCTGCTGATAAAATGGATCTAGAAGCTCTATTTCAAGAGCGATTTAGAGAAGTGTATGCTGAAGAATATAAAGCAGCAGGATTACATTTCACTAATGCTGAGGAAATGGGTGAGTTCTTCAATGATGGGATTACTATGTTGAGTTGGATTAAAAAGAATAGAAATAAATTATTCACTATTCGTAAAATGAAATTATTAGGTATTGAATTACCTTTACTTTTAAAAATAGCAAATAACATCTACTACAAAGCATTCATTGACTTTGCTCTATATGATGAAGATTTAAAAAAAGTTTATATATATGATATCAAAACGTCGACACGTGGATGGAGTGACAGTGAAAAAAGAGACGATCAAAAAGTTGCTCAAGTCCTACTATACAAAGAATACTTCGCTAGACAATTTGGATGGGACGTTGAACAAATCGAAGTCGAATTCTTCATCGTTAAGCGCAAAATCTATGAACAAGCTGAATACCCTATTCCCAGGGTTCAGTCATTCAAACCCGCTAGTGGAAAAACCAAGCGAAAACAAACAATAGAACAATTTCAATCTTTTATTAGCGATTGCTTTGATGAAGTTGGTAAACCTAAAATAAAGTCGTATCTTAAAAA